GGCCTTTTTTATTTTGGCATGACCTGGATCACCCAGGCAATCCTTGACGCGGCTTATAAAAGCTTCGGCGCCACTTTTGGAAAACTGTCCTGCATCACGCAAGATCATTTCCAATTCTTTTAAGGTTGACGCGGTTTCGATACTTGATTTAATTTCAGAAACCAGGGCCGCAAGGTCCGCCGGTTCTTCCACCACGCTTACTTCAACCAATTCAATTTCCTTTAAAACTGTAATTTCGCCGTTTTTTTCTGAGTCCTGGACCCGGTAACCAATGCTCAACCCATCCACCGCGCCATGTTTCATACTGGCGCCGACATTTTGCGCCACGGTATGGCCAGGCGTCAATTCACCCTGGACAAACAAACCCTTTTCATCTTCTTTGATTTCGCTCCAAACCCCGATCACCGGGCCATAATGATTCCAACGCATACGGACTGGACGCTCCCGCGTTTCAAGGGAATTGGCATAGGCCCCCGGCTGTATGGTGTCGCCATAAGAATCCACGCCGTTAAAGACGGAAGCATACCCACTAAAAACAGTGACGCCTTGCCCATCCGCTTTGACCTTAACATCACAAGATTTCAAATTTAAAAACTTATGTTTGATTCCGTTTCGCATGGGTTACCTCAAGTTTTTGCTGGCGCTGGCGCCGGGGTTGGTGCCGGGGTTGATTCCGGCGGTTTCTGGAAAAAGGTGACCGGTTCCAAGCCACCATTCAAAACTAACGAATCCCCACCTTCAATGGGGATCCTGCCTTCGTCGCTTCGGGCTTCGTTCGGTGTCAACTGGCCACTTTGGATGGCCTTTGAATTGGTTTCAACTCTATCCTTATAGCTTGCCCTTAGAAGGCTTTCAAAATCAAATTCAATATAAATCTTTTCCCAATCGCTTTCAGGCATCAAGTGTTTTTTCAAACTGGCTTCGATGCGTTCCAGGTATGGGCGCAAACCCAATTTATAAAACCCATCCATAATTTGTTCAATACCACTTCCCCAAGCCGTTACGTTGGTATCATTAATTAGAATCGACGGCACCCCAAAGATCCGCCCAATTTCCTGGACCTGGAATTTATAGGTTTCCAGTAATTGCATATCTTGTGGACTTAGGGCCGCCCGCTCAAACTTCATATTGGCCTCTAAAACAAACAATTGATCCGTCGGGCCTTCCGTTAAATCTTGAAAGTTTTTTCTAATGGCCGCCCGCTTCGCTTCGTCCAACACCCGATCAACCATTAATATTCCGTTGGTTTTGCCGCCACTGGCGGCCAATTGGGTTTGCCGCCCTTGCGTTGCAATCGAAATACCCAGGGTGGCCATGGCATATTGCAATGGACTTAAACCAACAAGCCCATTTCCAAAAAGCTTGGTATGCCAAATAGACTTGGAAGAGAAAACCCGGACGTTTCCATTGGATGAATAGTGGTGGTAAATAACTTCGCCATCACTCAATAATTCAACTTCGACACTCCCCGACATTAAGGGAAGCAAACTAATTGGGGTGTCCTGGCTATCCCTTTCAATCGCGCAATACGAATTCCCGGTGGTTGATAAATTTAATACAATCGTTTCAAAAAATTCAACGCGGGTTTGATAGCGGTTTGGTTTGAAATTTATTATTTTCCAAAGCCTATAATCTGTTTTTTCTTTAAAGCCGCCATCCACCTTTTCATAAGATTTAAGGGCCATACCGCCGACGGCTTCACTAAGTAATTTTGTGCAAGCCCAAAACGCGGGCACCCCCATTGCGGAATCAAAATTTACGGAAACGGTTGGGGAGTTGACGCGGCTTAATGGCCCGGTAAATTGGCGGCCAACGCGCCTGGTTAATCCAGAAAAGAAACCAATAAAGCTTGTTAAAACGCTCATAAAGTAACCATCAAAGGTTCATCAATAAATGAATCGTCATCGACTTCCTGACCACTCAAGGCCCGATTGAAATTCATGATAGTTGCAACCGGTCCATCAATTTTATTTTCGTCGCGCTGTTTCCGGGGGAAGACATTATCCTTAGCATCCTTTTTGGCGGTAACATTGGAAAGCATCCAGGTATATAAAGGGTTTCCGTTGTGGATTATGTTCCCGCCGTTTATGAAGGATTGCATATCCTTCATGGGTTCTGAAAAATACCGTACCTGGTTTGGTAGCTCTACGCAATTGATCTGTTTTTTCTGCAATTGGGATATCATCATGGCCGCCTGATACGGATCAAATATCACCTCTGAAACTTGTAACATATTACAGAAAGTTAGAACATCCTCTTTTATTAAATCAAAATCGGTTCTCTCCCCTGGCGTGGAAGTCAACCAACCTTGTTCCACCCATGTTTTATAACTCTTATTTTCCCCGGTTTCCACCCTGGCTTCGGGTACATAGTATTTCCCAAACTGTGCAAATTTATTATCCCCCAAATCAAACAAAATATCCAATGCCGCAATATCAATTTTTGACGCCAGATCCAATGCCAGGTAACAATCAAATTTCACATAGTCCAGGATTTGGATTTTTGGGTTGGCCGCTTTTTTCCACCTGGCCACGTTAAAATAAGCTTTCCTGGATCCTACAAATTCGTTTAAGTGTTTTGTCCGATAGCTTGTTTGCTTTTCCGGGTCATTCTTTGCTACAAATAATTGGTGGTCTAAAAATTCCCGGTAAACCGAAACCCCCAAATTTGGGTTGGCCTTTTTCATCGCCGCTACGGAATCCCACCTATCCCCTTTGGTTTCGTCGTCCGGTTCATCCCTGCAATACATGAGCGGAAAGGTTCTATCATCCCGCAAGGATCCTTCCAGATTCTTTTTTGAATTCTCCACCAACTTTGCACAAGGGCCGGTGGTATTGTCCCCGGCGGTGGTAATAATTAATTGCAATCCCTGGCGCCGGGATCCCATCCCGGTTTTCATTGTGTCTACCTGTTCATCCGTTTCGTGTTCATGGTATTCATCATGGATTGAACACGACGGGTTGGCGCCTTCCCCTGGCTTGCCAATGAGCGGTTCGAATTTTGAGTTGGTGCCGGGGACCGAAATATTACTTGCATGGGGTTCGACGCCAAAACAATCCTTAAAAAAATCATTCTTTTTAACCATCGCCAGGGCCGGGCCGAAAACTTCCCATGCCTGTTTTTCGGAAGTGGCGCCGCTGTAAACTTCCGCCCCTTCCTCGTCGTCCGCCGTCAACATAAGGTTACCAATGGCGGCGGCCAAAGTTGACTTCGTGTTTTTCCTGGCAACGAATAACAAAACTAAAGTGAAACGCCTATAACCACTTTCCCGGCTAACCCAACCAAATATCATTCCAATAAAAAAACATTGCCAATCTTCTAAATAAATAGTCTCTTTGTTTTTTGCCTTTTCACCTTTGACATGGTGGAAAAGCTGGACGCACTCCAAAAAATATTCCGCCTTTTCCTTATCAAAAGCCCACTTGAATTTTGAATCTTTGGCTTTCTTATAATCGTCCAGCATCCATTGGCAAGCCAACCGGGTCCACTTTGAAGCAATAACTTTTCCGCTCACTACCGCCCTGGCATACCGCCACGCCCTGGTTACGTTTGGGGAAGCTGACATTATCCCGCCTTGTTTCCTTTCTTTGGTTTTTTGGAAAATGGATTTTCCGGTTTTGGATCTTTACCGCTTCCGGGGATTTTTGTCCTGGCCGCCGGACTCATTCCAAGATCTGTGAAAGCGTTTCGCAAGGCGGCGGATTTTGCTGGCGTAAATGAGCTGGGATCACTTTTTACGGCCAAAACAAAACGGCCATATAAAACGCAATAATGGGTTAGGGCGGCGCCGTCGATCTCCGAAATGACACCATGTTCTAAAAGCAACGGGGTTATTTTATCCCACTCCTTGGCCGCTTCCTTGTCAAGAAAATCCGGCTTTTCAGGCATCCCCACCGGGAGTTCCAAGTCCCGCCTATCTTCATGGCGGCACTTTTGATAGGTGCCTTGATTTTTCAAAACTTTTAACGGTGTCCGTGGCTTTGCCATTTTTGTCTATTCCTTATCAGTGCCATTTTTGTCTATTCC